GCAGCTGGAGAAGGTACTACTGATGATAGAGTATGTAAGGTGGCTGTTATGGCATCTAAAGTTGGAGTTGCAGCTGGAGACCCTAAATCAAAAGAGGCTTTGGTAAAGCATTATAATTTAGCAGTTGAAGGTGGAGATAGATCGATGGAAATTATACCTGAAAGTGAACAGTTAATGGGGGTTTGATGCAAAAACTAGCAGATGCTTTCCCAATAAAAACTTGTATGGATGGTGAGGAATTTATGTGTATTGATGGTATGAAAGTAACTCAAAAAACTTTACAAACTGTATTTGGTCTTAATTCTTACGATGAATTACAAAAAGGTATGAAGTTGAGAAGATTACCAAATGGTGAAATTATATTGGTATATGGTGCTAAAGATAAAAACGGACAAGATATTCCTATCGGAGTGGTTGGAACAAGACAAAAAGGTAAGGGATATGAAGGTACTGTTGGATTTGAGATATCTTGTTCTGATGATTTTGCATTAGCAATTGCTGAAGCAAATACCAAAAACGGAGATACATCAACTTCAAATGAAAAAGCTAGACAATCTATTGGTAAACGAGTAGGTAAACGAAAAAAATAAATTACGGAGCTATGAGTGAAAACACAATTACTAATAACATTTACAACCGAACCTAAATGCGATTCTGATTTAGGTACTATAAAAACTGGATTTACTCTTTTCAGCAAAAAGATATTCGTATTGACTTTAGAGAATTCAGAAGAGTTGGTTATTAGTTACAATATCATCCCATCCCCATTATCAAAATTTTTACCAAATACAATTATGGTTCATAGAAAGCGAGAAACAAACACCTTATATACAATAAACGCCCTTAACAGGCTTATTCAATCTTTGAATGGTGGTATTTTAGATAAGAACTATATGTTGAATTGGGAAGATTATAAAAATGGCGTATTATTAACCCACGATGATAGTTTTAAATTTATGCGAACCACTATTTATAGAGTAGAAAGTTTAGATTAAAAAAAATAAAAAATAATTTTTTTGAAAAAACATTTGGAATTGTCAACTAAATGTTGTATATTAGTGACTATAATTTTTGTTTAACCTATTAAAAAATGGAGTAATTATGGCAATTGACTTAAATGCAATCCGAAACCGTTTGAATTCACTTCAAACAAAAGTACAAAAGACTGATACCTTATGGAAACCAAATCCAGGTAAGCAGCAAATCCGATTAGTGCCTTATGTGCACAACAAAGAAAACCCTTTTATTGAATTGTATTTCCACTTTGATTTTGGTGGTAAGACCATTCTATCACCCGTCTCTTTTGGTGAGAAAGACCCTATTGTTGAATTTTCAGAACAATTGAAAGCAACGAAGGATAGGGAAGATTACAATCTCTCTAAAAAATTGACACCAAAGATGAGAACTTATGTTCCTATTTTGGTACGAGGTGAAGAATCAGAGGGTGTTAAATTTTGGGGCTTTGGTAAGCAGGTTTACCAAGAAATCCTTGCGTTCTTCGCAGACCCAGACTATGGTGATTTAACCGACCCGATGGGTGGTAGGGATATTACTGTAGAGTTCAAATCAGCCGCAGAGGTTGGTAAATCTTATCCTGAAACATTCATTAGGGTAAAGCCAAATACCACACCTATGACCGAAGATAAGAACATTGTTCAATTGGTCAAAAATCAGGTAGATTTATCAACCATTTTCAAAAGATATACTTATGATGAATTGAAGAGTATGTTGGAAGTTTGGTTGGAAACGGGTGAGGTAAAAGAAGAAACAAACGCAGAACAACCTGCAGTTGTAGAATCCACACCAACAACACAAAAGGCAAGTTCAGTAAAAGAAGCATTTGACGACCTTTTTAACGATTAATCAGTATGAGTAAACCTAAAGTGGATATAGTTCGTGATGAACTATCTACCATCCTTGCTGATAATCTTAACAAGAAGTTCAAATCCCAGCACAAAGTAGCCTATTATTTAGATGGTTCAGAGCAGACACCCACCGACTTAGACGAGTGGGTGTCTACTGGCTCTGAAATGTTAGATTTGGCTATTTCAAACCGAACAAATGGTGGGTTGCCTGTTGGAAGAATTTGTGAAATTACGGGATTGGAAGGTAGTGGTAAATCATTAGTAGCGGCTCACTCAATTGCGGATACGCAAAAGAGAGGTGGATTAGGTGTGTATATTGATACTGAAAACGCACTTAATCAGGAGTTTTTGGCAGCGATTGGTGTTGATTTGAAAAAGATGTTGTATGTTCCATTGGAGACGGTGGAAGATATTTTTGAAGCAATTGATTCGATTATTGATTCGGTAAGAAAATCCGATAAAAAGAAATTGGTTACAATTGTAGTGGATTCCGTAGCAGGTGCATCAACAAAGGTTGAGATTTCAGCTGATTATGACCAGGCGGGGTATGCAACTCAAAAAGCAATTATCATTTCAAAAGCAATGCGTAAAATCACCAACTTAATTGGTAGAGAAAGAATCACTCTTATCTTTACAAATCAGTTAAGGACGAGGATGGGGGTAAGTTTTGGCGACCCGTGGACAACCTCCGGTGGTAAAGCAATCGCATTCCATTCAAGTTGTAGAATTCGTTTGAAACAAATGGGTCAGTTGAAAGCAAAGGTTGGTGGTGTAGAACAGGTGATTGGTATTAAAACCCGAGCACAGGTTATTAAAAACCGAATGGGCCCACCACTCCGCTCAGTTGATTATGATATTTACTTTGATAGTGGTATTGATAATTTAGGTTCTTGGTTAGAAATGATGAAAACCTATAAGTTAGCCAATCAAAGTGGTGCATGGTATACTTGGGTAGATAAAGAAACTGGTGAAGAAATAAAGTTTCAAGCAAAGAATTTTCCTGATATTCTTCAGACTCGTCCTGATGTAAGGGAAAAAATCTACAACGAAATTTGTAATTCTTACATTCTTTCGTACAAAGAAGCATCCGATGAAGCAAATGTTGATAATATAGAACTATCTGATTTTGATGATTAAGAATTACAAAGATATGTTGAGTAAGTTGGGGCAAGAAAACCAACAAGTTACGAATCAAACCTTAAATGATAGGGTTCTTATCATTGATGGATTGAATATGTATATCCGAGTATTCGGAGCAGTCCCTGCGCTCAACGATGATGGTGAGCACTGTGGTGGTATAACGGGTTTCCTGTTATCCACCGCAGCCACTATTAGAAATTTGAATCCATCCCGTGTCATCATTGTATTTGATGGTAAGGGTGGTTCGCATCGGAGAAAAAAAGTATATTCCGATTACAAAGGTGGTAGAACAGGTCTGACTCGATTGAATAGGTTGCAGGGATATGAAGATATAGAGGACCAACAATTATCTATGCGTAAGCAATTTATTCGTTTGTATGAATATCTTCAGAATTTACCTGTAACTCTTTTACAAGTAGATTATGTAGAAGCAGATGATTTGATGGCTTGGATGGCTAACCACTATTTTAAAAATGAGGTGATATTATTATCATCCGATAAAGATTTTTTACAATTGGTGAATCATAGGATTAAAGTTTATTCGCCTGTAAAAAAAATAATGTATGATGAATCCCTTATCAAAGAAGAGTGGGGTGTAATACCTCAAAACCTTATTTGGTATAGAGTAATTATGGGCGATTCATCCGATAACATTAAAGGTGTGAATGGGATTGGTAAGAAAACTATTTTAGGTAAAATGGATTTCTTAAACGATGTGGAGTTAGATTACGATGGGTTTATTACCGGAATTAAAGAAAAGTGCGATGATAAACTATCAAAAAAATTATTAGAATCAGTAAAAACCATAGAATTAAACTATGATTTGATGCAGTTAAAATTACCTGAAATATCAACATCAATTATTTCAAATACGAGAGATATTTTAGATAATCATCATCCAAAGTTAAATTTATTGGAGTTTAAAAAAATGTTTATGTATGATAAGTTATATACTGCTTTTGCGAATGTAGATTCGTGGTTACGAAATAGTTTTATGAGATTGGATAATCTTTTAAAAAATAATTTTGAAAAAACCAATTAAGGTTGTATATTAGTATCATATGGAAAAATTTGGAAGTAAATTTGGAACGGGGTTTCAAACTAAAATCTTATCCGCTCTTTTATCGGATATGCTTTTTAGTAGGCAGATATATGATATATTAAAGCCACAATATTTTGACTCAGAAGCATCAGAATGGTTGTGTAAAACGATTTTAGAGTACATAGATACATACGAATCCAAACCAACATTAGATGTTCTTAAAACGAAGATAAGCCCCATTGAGAGGGATATCTTGAAAACATCGGTAATAGATACCTTAAAGCAGGTTTGGCGGGATTTGGAATCGGATGACTTAGATTATGTAAAAGAAGAAACCTTAAACTTTTGCACCAATCAATCACTTAAACAGGCTATCTTAGATTCAATCCCACTTTTAGAGCAGGGTAAGTATGATAAGATAAAATCAACCATTGATACTGCTATGAAAGCAGGCCAACCAACGGATGTTGGGCATGAGTATAAAACAATGGTAAATCAAAGGTATGATGATTTAGTAAGAAATCCAATACCTACGGGGTGGGATGTTATAGATGAAATTGTGCAGGGTGGATTTGGAATGGGGGAGTTGATAATATTTGCAGCACCGCCTGGCATTGGTAAATCCTGGTCATTGGTTAATGTTGCATCAAACGCTATTAAAAATGGTAAGGTTGTGGTGTATTATACATTAGAACTTTCAGAGGCAATGATAGGTCAAAGGTTTGATTCAGTTTTTACGGGGATACCTATACCAAACCTAAAATACAATATGGAAGAGGTTGAGAGGGTAGTAGGTTCTTTGCGAGGTGATTTGATTATTAAAGGGTTTAATTCAGGTACTGCTGGTTTGAATGCCTTAAAAGCCCACATAGATAGGATGATATTGCAGGGTAAGAAACCCGATGTAATTGTGGTTGATTATGCTGATTTGTTAAAAGGTTCTGCTAAAGAAAAACGATATGAGGTTTTAGAAGAGTTGATAGTAGATTTAAGGGGTATGGCTGGGGAGTAT